CCATTTCAACGAGAGAATCAGCGGCCACTTCAATTCTGTAATTTCTTGCGGGCTCAGACTTTATGAGCTGTATTGCCTGCTCTGCAAACTCGCTATCGGGTGTAGACATAATCCCCGACATCTGTATCAAATTCTCAGGGCTGTACAAGTCACACATTAACTGCGCTTTGATTTGCAATATTGTGCTGGCAAATTGCGCGACATCTACCTGCATGCGCTTTAGGCGTAGTGTTGCGTATTGGCTTTTGATTTGCTGGGCTGTAGCCGTCTCGCTTGCCACACTAGAGCCTCTAATGATGTCCGATAACCCCGTGACATCGTAAACGACTTGCTTGGCTTGCTCGCGTGAAATGTAGCACTGATTCAGCGCTGCCATTACCATATCGAGCGGCAGGAAGTCCACAACGCCCTTTATGCCGCCCTTTTCCGAAAATGCTGCCCATGTGTCTACTGGTATTAGTGTATTTTCTACGCCAGACGAAAGCATTTGCTGCACTTTTGTTTGTGTAGCGTCATACACGCCAACCACTTTGACCGCTTCGATCAAAATGCCTATCCGAGCAGTCAGCATGTCAATCTCTTCGGCTTGGTCTTGATAAAGTGCAAAATCAGCTACGGGGCAAAGCGTGTCTGTTGTTTGAGTGGAATACAGCGGACGCGGCGTTGGCCAAAAGCTATCAAGCCCGTATGGGTCATCTTTTTCATCTAGGATTTTGTCCCAGCCCTCCGCAACCCACAGCACGCGCTTTTTGTTTTTATCCCATATTTCCCAAACTTGCGCTTTTTTCATCGATTCTAAATCGCCTTGGCTTGCGCCTTGATTTTTTAGCTCATCAAGCCCCAAGGGTTCATGCGTGAGTGGTACTTGCTTAAAGTCTTCCCCGAATCTCTCTTCTCCGTCAGCTCTGGTCATGTAGACTCGGCGGGCAACCCATACAACTTCTTCCCAATTTCTTGCGGGCGATTGCCTAAAATCCTCCCAGTACACATAGTCCACGGCAGCACACTCATACTCTCGGCCATTGTCGTTTTTTATCTCAAAGCGCACCCACGCCGCACCACGACCGGGCAATAGCCTATCAAGCACCGCCCCATGGTTTGCTCGGTCAAAGTCACCGTAGTGATCTATTTCGTATTGCAGAGCCCGCTCAAGTATCTGCGCTGCTGTGCGTGCTACTGGGTCACTGTCTTTGTTTCGCCGCTCTACTTGTGCCCGCGGTGTCCGACCGTACAGAGTAGGCAGCATTGTCTGCACATTTGACCACAAAATGTTATAGCGCTTTGCTGTGTCTGTGGTTCTGCTGGCTCTGTCGTCACGATAGCGCTTGATGATTTTTTTGCCAGCTTTGATAAACTTTTCATCTTCTTTTTTGGCTTGCTTGAGCTCAGTATGCCAACGCTCCGCGCTCGTGGCATTGCCCCGCTGTGCATCTTTTTTACTAGAGTCTTGCATCAGTATCTTTCTTTGCGTCGCGGAGTTTCGGCCCAGAGCGTATCAAGTGGCGCGGTAACTATTTTACCGCTATACACGCCTTTTGCTGCAAATTGTACAGGGTTTTCCCTAGTTTCATGCAGTTTTTCGCGGAAAGATACGGAAAGCATGCGGAAAGCATCTGCGCAGTGGCTTGTAAAGTCGTGGCGTGGGCGCTCCCTGAAAGTCTTTTTATCGTCGTCCCACTCGCGTTGATATTGCTTAAGCAGTTCGACGGCCTCGCCTGTTTTGGCCTTATCAAAATGCACGCGGGGCATTACCAGCCGCGCCGCCTGTATGCCATCTTGCACGCTCAGACTTGGCACAATTGCTAGATTGCCAATGCCCCCAAGCTGCGCCGCCATCTGCTCGATGATTGATCGACCACCGCTTGCAAGCGTCTTTGCTCGCGCATCGTGGGGCAGCCAATGCGTGCCGTATTTGTAAGGCTTGGCTTTGATCTCCTCCGCGTAGTCCTCGATGCTTAGCCCTGAACCACTGTAATAGTCGATAATGTGTATCTCGCGGGGTGTTACTTGGTAAAAAAATATGGCTGTATCGTCGTGATAGCCCAAATCCCACGCCGTGTGCACTCGTAAATTTGAGTCGTAAGGCACATCTTGCAGCCTGCCCTCGCTCTCTAGCTGGCGTAGCTCCTTGCCGTAATAAGCTCCTAAAATCGCAGCCTCAAAACTGCACTCAAACTCTTGCTCGTACTGGTCTGTAGTCATGCCCCTGCTTGCATCTGCCAGCTCATCGGCATTTATCAAGCCGGACGTGCTGGCGCGAATACTTGAGGCATACCACGACTTGCTTGCGCTTGCGGTTTTGTAAATGTCGTAGAAAAAGTTATGTCCTTTTGGTGTGCCAATAAATACAGCCCACCCCTCTCTATCAGTGAGTAGCGGCCTTATGATCTCACCCCACACACGGGGGCGCATGTCGGCCACCTCATCTAATATCACGCCATCCAAGTACATGCCGCGTAAAGCGTCTGGGTTGTCCGCCCCGAACAGCCGGATGCGAGCCCCATTTAATAGCTCCACCCACAGCTCGGAGGCGTTGGCCTGTGTGCGCACGTCCGCCGTGTACCGTAGCAAATAATCCCACGCAATCGATTTGGCTTGCGAGTAAAAAGGGGCAAGGTAGGCATATCGAGCATCCCGCTTGCCGTCCGTAAATGCCCTCTTGATTACATCATTTATGCATGCTACAGTCTTGCCCGCTCGTCTGTGGGCTACCAAGCAAGCCCAGCGCTCGCGGCGGTTATGCAGGCCGTGGAAGGCCTCACGCGGCGCGTAGGGTATTACTATTTGCCTTGAGCTTGCCATGTGACCACGACCAGAGGGCTCTCTTTATCCCCGCTCACCTCTATTTTCTCGCCGTATTGCTTGGGGGCGAGTTTGGATAAATGCCAGCGCCTAAACTCAGCTTTAGCCCGCTGCATCTGCACCCAAGCCGGATCAATCTTTGCGTCTACGGTGATGCGCTCTGGGTTTTGGTCAAAAATTAGCTCTGTATTAGCCGCGTAGTTTGCGATCATGGCCTCGCGCGCGCGTGTGTATTGACCGTTACGCTCTTCGCCACCCTTCGTACTCCACTCCAAAAAACTGGATAAATTCACCCCAGTTTTTTTACAAGCATCCCTCACGCTCTCACACTCGGGCAATATAGCCAAAGTTTTAGCGTAATCTTCCTGCAATTCTTTAAGCGGTTTTTTTGCCATAGGCAAATTATATTGTCAATTAGGGTTTGTCCCTACTAAATAAATCAAATAATCTCGCGTAAGTGCAGTTTATGCACTACAATACACCCATGCCGCGAATTTCTTGCGGTACTAACTGGAGCAAATTATGACTACGCAAAAAATCGAATGGATTATCTGGAATGGCTGCGACGGCTACGATATGGCCGAGTGTGGAGATATCGTATGGACTCGCACCAGTGACCACAATGCCATGGAGGTCGTGGCGGTAGCTGATGCTGACATTCCGGCCGACATCGACGGACAACCTGATTTTGATGGTCTTTTTATTGCCAATGGCCGCGTTTTTCGCCACGCTTGAAAGACCGCCATGAAACACCTAGCCCAATTCGCCGCCCAAGTAGCGGCCATGTCCGACGATCAACGCGCCGCCATTGCGGCTCGCATGCCTATCACCACAATCGAGGGTCGCGCCCTATCGATGCGCAATCATGCCCTTTGTTTTATGCAAAACCCCACGCCCATCACAGTCGTGGGCGGCTTTAAGCAATGGCTAGGCGCTGGCCGCTGTGTAAAAAAAGGCGAAAAGGCCATGTACATCTTGCACCCATGCGCTAAAAAAGACTTGGCAGGGGAGGACGCGGGCGTGTATTTCCGCGAAGTCCCAATATTTGACGTAACCCAAACTCAGGAAATTGCAGCATGATTGCCGAAACCCGCATCGGTTTTGCAAAATCGCAGCTTAAATTACACTTTGGAAATAAAGTCAAAAACATGCGCTACGAAAAACTGTTCGACTGCATCAGCGGCATGGGCAAAGATTTAAACCACTCAGTACATGCTATCGGTAAAATTAATAAAGATGGATATGGGCGCTACCGCCTTACATCCGATTTAAGCTCAAAATGGTTTAAGTGATAACTATTTTAACACAAAATCATGCACGTAAACGAATTAACAGCCCACCAAACAGAGCAGGAAATTGGGATTTTCAGCGAACAATTAGCACTTGCTCAGGCGCTAGGCATGGGCAAAGCTGCAAAGCAACACAATGCATATTTAACCGCATTGTGGGCGCACCTAAACGCTATTAAACCAATCCAAAAAATTAGTGAGGATGAATTGCTTGCTGAATTGTTTACCTAAAACCTAGGGTAAACACTTAGTAAATACTTTAAATAAAGTGCATTTACTTCACTTATTGCCCTATAATAGATACATGGCAGCAAAATGCTGACACCGCCCCTAGCGGCTCTAGGATTTTAGGAAAAATTATGTCTACCGCAGCTGAAATTCAAATCCTTCTTGGAAAATTCAACAAAGGTGTAGAAAAAGTAGTAATTTCCCACGGCATTGTCTGTGTATTTGTAAAAAGCGCCAAGTCTGCCACCAGCGTGACATTAGACCTTTTGCGCTCGCGTGGGTTTAGCTCTGTTAAGGCTACTCAGGACGCTGAAAATGGCAAAGGATTTGTAGTTTACGCTGTGCCCGCTTCTGTTTAAATTTTATTAGCGCTTCATAAAATGAACCATACCGAACTCCGCGCCCTGCGCAAAAAAGCAAAACTAACCCAACAAGCATGCTGGGAGATTGTCGGGCGAACGTCTGGCAGGCAGTATAAAAACTGGGAATCTGGAAAAGCTCCCATCCCCTTTGCGGAATGTCAGCTACTTTGCATTGGAATGGTGTTTTTTAAGCACTTAGCCGTGGCTGACGTGCAAGCATTTATGCCGGAAGCGCTGCGATTAGCCATTTTCCGATGCATGCCAATCCCAATACCCAGCGTCAATCTCCCCGCTTGCATATTGCCGTGTCCACTCAGTGGCTAGCTTTTTATTTTCTTGAGATGGTTGTTTTAGAGTGTTCATAGTGTTACCTCTGTTAAATTGCGTAAATAAACCAAAATTTGCGGGTAATAATCCGCATGTGTAGCGTCAATCGCCGCATCTACGTCTGCCCGCGTCACAGTTTGGGCGGACACTGTTTTGTCCGCAGGCTTAGCCACAAAGGCAGCCACGGCAGGGGCAGCCACTAATTGCTTGGCATCGGACACGGGCGGCACTTGCGCGGCAAATTTGTTTTGTGCTTCAAAAATGGCACTCATGCGCTGCGCCTCTGCAAGTTCCGCAGCTTGCTCCGCTGCCAACTTCGCCCGCGCTTCGCTCTCGGCCTTTGCCTGTTCCTCGGCGCGGATACGCTGGCGCGTAGCTTCCTCCTTAACGGCTTCGGCTGCTTGATGCTCTGCGATGCGCGTTTTTACAAGCGCCGTCAAGTCGTCATTGGCTTTTAACACGATAGTCGCCGTGTCGCCAAACAAAAATTTGTAATCACTGCCCAGCTCTACCAACGTCACCATATTGGCCTGTATTTTGTCGGCCACGGCATTCGCCTCAATCTTTGCACGCGCAAGCTCCGTGTTAACGGCATTTTCCATACTTGCCACTGTTTTAAGCCCTTTGGTCACGCCTGCAAAATCAGCGGCAATAGTCGGCATATACGGCTTGCCAAGGCGGGTATTCAATGCGGAAAAATGAGCCGCAAAAGCATCACGTCCAGCGTTCACAATTGCCAGCTTGCGGGACTCTTTTTCAGACTTTACTAACTTTTCGAGCATCAAACCCTTAGCGTCAAACGTGGCTGCGATCTCGCGCACTATGCCAATGGCTTCGTTGATGTCGCCCATCTGGCCTAGGGCTTGTTCGATTGATAGCCCTAGTTTTTTGGCCGATTCTCGGCAATACTTCGCATCTTTGTCCGCGTCTGCAAAGTCCTGATCTGTCACCAAGTCGGCATTAATGGCCTCAATGTAGGCCAGCGCGGCGGGCTTGTAGGCGCTGATATTGCACGATACTAGCTTGCCCTCGACTCGCATATCAAAAACCACGGGCAGGGCGCTTACAGTCTTGGCAACCACGGGCGCGGCCACTTCGGACGGCGCATAGTTTGCCAAGTCAATATCTGCCTGCTTCCATGCTGCAATTATTTCTCGCCCAAGCTCCGCATCATTGGCATACCAGCAATGGCGTTCGTCGCCATCACCATCGCTGGCGGTGAACAAAATGCGCTCGCAGCCAGACACCATAATCTGCTGCTGCATTTGGACTTGGTAGCGCTTTGGCAAATTTTTTGCGTTGTTTGTTGGCAGGCATCCACCGCTCTTATGCGTGAGCGCTTTACGCAACTCCTCATTCAAAGACTTGCATTCCCAACCCCTGTCCTGCATCATTGTCAACCCATCAAACGATGCAGACAATTCAATACCGTTAACCGTATTGCTGCCAACTAAAGCGCCAAGGTCTTCTCCCATCATTGCTTCGGCCACTGGCCGCATTTTTGCCTCAATAGCATGCCCTTTTGCAAACACTTTTTCTTCGGTGTATTGGCTGTGCTCCTTGCCAATGCCCATGTATCGCTCTCGCAACCAATCATCACGGGTGCGGTGAGGGTCACAGCCCATGATAACGGCGGCATCGCTGGCATTGCGTGCCGTGGCGCGGTGGGCGTGCCATTCTGGTGATCCCTGCAAAAATGTGTGCACAATCATGATTGCCCCTTCCCGAACGATTCGTCGCGTTGATTAGCTAAGACAATCAATTCATCGCGCTGCAATTTATTTTTGACGGACTCGATAAGCTGGGTCGCTTTCATCAATTCTTCCGAGTCATTCGCATTGCAGATTGCATCAGCCACTTCGGCATAAGTCTTTGCAGACGTTGGCTGTGCGGCTAAGGCTTTGATTGCGGCTATTTGCGCATCAGTCAGCGCATATTTCGTCTGAGCAAAAGCAATCACATCCTCCGCTGACTTGCCTTTGGCGATATTGCTTTCCCATAGTGGCAGGCGCTGCTCAAAATCAGCATCCGAGCATGCTGGCAGCGTTTTTGGCGCAACGCCAGTGCTTTGCACGCCATCCAGATCAAACCAGTCAGCCGCTGCGCTCATATCGTCTGCCAAGCTCTGGTAAATTCGGCGCAGTGCAATCACTTGGGCCGGCTGTATGGCCTCAATTCGGCGCTGTATGCGCTTTTCGATATGCTCCCTCAGCACGCCCATCACTGCAAACTTTTCTAACATTCGCGCCATGGCATCGGGGCTGGTATCGGCCTTCGATTTCAGTGTTACCGCTGCTTGATCCATTGCTGCGTCGATGACATCGCTAGGTATCATCGCCAAAATACAAGCACGCACGCGCCGTTGTGATTGATTGGCCACCAACTCATAAATATCGCGCTCGTCTTTGATTTTGTAGCCGCCAGACTTAGTATCCCGCCAGTGCTTCACAATAAATTGCAGCCGCTTAAAGCTGCGTGATTCGAGATCTGCGCAATACGCCTCTACCTCGGAATAAGCTACGCCATCAGGCATTAGGGCACGGCTTAATTCTCGCCACCCTTGCTCCATGTTGCCCCACTGTTGGGCAATAGCCTCTGCTGCACGAATACTCGGGCCCAATATGTCTGTGCCACCACGGGCAAATTGATACTGTGATTTTTCAGCAAGCCCAGTGCGCGTAAAAGCGTTCAAAATGCGGTCAGTCGCTGCTACGACATTGCGCGGGAATTGCTGCGCCATCATGTATTTAGCTTGCGTTTCTGCCAGCTCACGTGTTTGCGTCTGACGCGCCCCCGCCGTTTCTGATAAAACTACTGCTTTTCCCATTGGGTTTTCAATTATTTCATTCATACTCATTCCTTGATTTGTTGTTAAAGCATTACCCTGCGCACATCACCAGTCACGGCGCTGCTGCATTCCAGAGTGCTATCGTCCACATAGCGCCATTGCGCCCGCATGTTTAGCTGCTCTGCGCAAATTTGCTCAGCTACAAGCTCTTTGGCTTGGTATGCTGCAAAACTTCTGGCAATCATGTTTGCGCCGAAAACCAACAATAGCGAAACAATCGCGCCAACGATTAGCAAAACTATCCAGAAATAACCCACGACGCTTTCGCTTTGAAGCTCTGGCAATTCTTTGGGCGCAGCAAGGCGCGGCATTTCATCGCGCCAGCGGCCTTGGTTGTTGTTGTATGGGTGTGTTTTCATAGTGCTTTATCCAGTGCAATGTAAGCATCCATTAAGCCTTCGCTTGCGCCCTCATTTTTTAGCTCTTGAATTAAAAGCATCCGCAGGCTAGCGATAATCCCTTGATAAAAATATGGCGTGCGCGTTTCTTTTGGCGAGCTTAAAATAGCCTGGTTTATTTTTGCAATGGAATAATCTATTGCATGCTCTAAAGCCGCCGCTTCGCGTTCCATCATCTCGGCTTTGCGTTCGTCAGCGTTGTGCTGTGATTGCACGGGACAAAAATCACTCATAAAATACTCCTAAAAGTTAAAAAAGAAATTGATCTAAGCTGCGCCTTGCTGCCAACGCTTGCTAGATTTGCCCGTATGAAGCAGGCTTTGACTCACGCATCTAGCGACGGCCAGAACTCACCGATGCTTAAAAACTCACTTCCCCGCGCTCCAACTAGCACAGGTCTAAAGCTACACGT